CCTTTATTAATGCAAAATGAACTAGGGCCATAATGGGGAAACAGATAGCTGAACCCATCGGTGCAATTTTATTAACGGGCATTTTATCAATAAAATGCATGCCCTTCACCTTTGGGAGCAAAACCGTGTCTGTTGAGCAAGCTTCAATTGCTTTTAAAAGCTCTTTATTCTCACCAAACAGATAAGCCACGAGCTTTCTAGAGATCCTATCGGAAGCGGAAGACATATCAATCGTCGCCCACTCACCCGAAACAGACCCCTTTAAAGCTAGGTCACGGTTAACCAACTGCGTCGTAAAATTGACGTACCCTGTTGTTAACGGGTGCTTCTCGATGTGCTTGTACAACGCACGCCGAATTGCTTGTTGGTGCCACTGAACCTCGTTCTCCTCAATGCAAATCCCCCTCATCTTTTCGAACGTTTTAGGAACGAATTTAAAGCGAGAGGAGGGTTTTTGGTCAGCCACAAGATATTTTTGCGTGGCTTTTTTGGATCGTCTGCCTATCCGTAGGGAACGGGGGCGGTCTTCCCACCACTTACGCGCATCTATCTGGTTCGTAATGAATCCAGGTGGCGCAAACGGAGGTTTAAACCACTCGTCAGGATTAAAAACTGACATAAGCTCGTCATACCACACCCTCGGACGATATCGATGGGCGTGCTCCATGGGAGTGTTACATGCACCAGGACCAGGCCTCGGACGGAAGTCCTTAGCTTGATCTGGATCAAAAGGGTTTAATCCCTTGATGACCCGCCCAATCAGTTGCCGGGCGTCGCGTGCAATATCCCTCACGGGTTCTTGTGACCAGTCGACGTAATTCAAATCAATGTCGGTCTGGATGAAGTCAGTGAGCTGATCACTGAGTCGTTTTTCATCAGCAGTGCCTTGTAACTTTTTAAAGGCAACGCAAAACTGGTAAACCAGCTTCAGGTTCTTTACTGCCAAGCTGGACGTTGGATCTGCGTATATCGGAGCTACTAGCCCACGTAGGAATTGTGGGTGTTGTAGCTTCCCAAGTTTAAATCCGGGAAAGTCCGATTTGCCACTCTCTAGATAGCCGAGAAGGCCGTCAAAAAGAAGTGGTAGGCGTACAGTAGCAAACTGTAGCCCTTCCGCAGCAATTCGTCGAGAGACTGTTTCAGAATCTCGGCAAAAGTCAGCGTATCCGTATCCAGGTTGTTGATCCCTAAGATCGCGAAGCAAAGCCAAGAGATAGCTGCACACAGTAGTACATAGTGCGCCGCTTTGGCGTGTCGCGTCAGCTTTGGTGTGACTCGAGCGTTTACGCTCCACACTGAAGCCTCTACGGCATTTTGATTTGCTTGCGGGTTTGCTTTTCCCGCTTCGCGTTCCGCCCCCTGAATAGGGGGTCTTGTTGGCTCTTCCGACTCGGTGGATTTTGTCCATCTGCGTCTCCAGCCAACGGCCCTCCTCAGTTTACTGTCTGCGAAGGTTTGGTTAGGGTTGAAAATCAGCTCTAACAGCACTGAAAGT